ATAGAGTACCCTTGGCCTGACTGAGAATTGCTTTTGTAACTCGGATAAATTGATAGTGCCGAATCACTGGCAATATTCGTTATCTCATAGTTCAACCCATCAGGGCCAACGAATGCATCACCAACTCGGCTGTTTGCCACCCACGCAGTGCCACTTCCGGTGACTGTGGTGGAACCATTGGTTACCGTTACTGTGCCTGTTCTGTACCATGCCATTTTTGTCTCCAATAAATAATTACTTATTAATCATATAGTTCATTAAAAACTATAAAATTTTAATGAAATTAATTTTTAACTCGTTAGTAAAATAAACTGTAAAAAGGAGCTATATCATGAAAAAATCAAAATTATTTGCAGCTTTACTTATTGGTTTTTCTTTCAGCGCAATCAGCAATGAAAAACCTGTTACCTTTATCAAGGAAATGACAATTACTGATAAAAGTCAGTGTATTGTTCAAGGTGATGAATGCCGTATTATTACGTCATTCGCTGAATCATCTAAAAAAGGTTCAGTTAATAAAACTGTTATTGTAAATGTAGGTGATACTGTTTTTAAAAAGTGCAGAAAATATAAATCAACAGGTAAAATAATTTGTGATAAATATTGGTCATTAAAGAGTCATTAAGACTCAATAGATGTTAGCCCAATACTTTGACGCGCTGTCGGATTTGATCCTGAATAAACACTTGTCCATGCCGTAACTCTAACTCTGTAATTAAAGTTGTCCATAGATACAGAGTTATCTGTATATGTATAAGATCCATCAATAGATGATGTTGAGTAGTAATTGTATTGATTAGTATCAGGTATTTCATCCTGATAAACTACTGTTGACCCAGTGATCGTTCCAGCAGCTATTTGCGTCCATGAACCAGACCCGATCTTTCTTTCTATTGCCCACCCAAAAACAGGGGTTGGCAATGTACCTGGCGACCAACCATCTAAATGCGTACCTAGTTGAACAACTGGCCCTGCCGCACTGATGGATAGCAATACTGTTTTGCTGCGGCCATTTGTGCCGAATGGGCCGAATGAGACTGGGTAATCGCCAACAGCGTAGGCGCTAATTCCAGTATTTTGATAACCGTTCTGCAGCACTCCGCTCCTAAATGAACCGCCGGTAAACTGATCACCGTTGGTTTTTTTATAAGATGTGGCATTTGCCTCAGTACAGTTACTCGGATCACCTACATCTGGACCAAACCACTCTACAAATTGTCCTGAACTTCCAAATCCAATGCCAAATACCTGCATTGAGGTGCCTACACGCTGGATAATTGTTTTATTTTGCAGCGTTCCGATCACAGCATTATTTATCAGTACCTGGCCGTTTTGAACTGCAAAAGGCACTGTGACAGCGCTGGTGCCTGTTGCCTGATTTAATATTGCAAACTTATTAGCCAGCACATAAAATGCTGACTGTAACCCTTGGTCTCCATTATCAAACCCAACTCCAAATCCTGCCGCGTAATATTTCCCGTCAGCAGTTACGTTCATGCTGACTTTCCACATTGCCGATATGTTACCTTCAAGATCTGCTTGTGCTTGTGATACTTGCTGCACAGCAGCGGTGTTTTCACCAACTGTGGTCTGTACAGTATTTATCTGCTGCGCTAACGCACTATCAGCATTAGTTCTGGCCGTTGCCTCAGACTGAATCGCTGAGGTATTGCTACCGACCGAGGATTGCAGCGTCGTTATGTCCTGAGCTAATGATTCATCAGCTGTAGTCCGAGCAATACTTTCCTGCTGAATCGCAGCTGAGTTGTTTTTTGACTCTGCTGATACGGTAGTAATTTGACGCGCAAGCGCTTCATCCTTTGTTGCCCTGGCCTCCTGCTCTACGCGGATCGCCGCTTTTGACTTCCAACCAGCAAGAACGTCTGCAAGGCGACCTTCGCCAGTGTCTTCCACCGTCGCCTGAACTGTATTTATTTTCCTGCCCAATACACTATCCGCATCAGCCCTGGCCGTAGCCTCAGATTGAATCGCTGCAGCGTTGTCTCCGACAGACGTTTGCAATGTCGTTATGTCTTGGGCTAGAGCACTATCCGCATCTGCTCTGGCTGTAGCCTCGGACTGAATCGCTGCAGCGTTGTCTCCGACAGACGTTTGCAATGTCGTTATGTCTTGGGCTAGAGCACTATCCGCATCTGCTCTGGCTGTAGCCTCGGACTGAATCGCTGCAGCGTTGTCTCCGACAGACGTTTGCAATGTCGTTATGTCTTGGGCTAGAGCACTATCCGCATCTGCTCTGGCTGTAGCCTCGGACTGAATTGCGGCTGCATTAGTTGATACGCCACTATTAGCCGTATCTGCGGCAGCTTGTGCCGCAGCAGCTGAAGCCTGAACAGTCGTTATGTTTTGAGCTAATGATTCATCAGCTGTAGTCCGAGCAATACTTTCCTGCTGAATTGCTGCTGAGTTGTTTTTTGACTCTGCTGATATGGTGGTAATTTGGCGTGCAAGCGCTTCATCCTCTGTTGCCCTGGCCTCCTGCTCTACGCGGATCGCCGCTTTTGACTTCCAGCCAGCAAGAACATCAGCAAGGCGGCCATCTCCAGTGTCATCATCACGATAGGCTGCGATCATGGTGTCAGTGCGTGAAGTGTTGGCTTCGAGCTTGCCGTCAATCAAATCAACAGAGTTCTGAACATCTGTCATTTGCGCCGTGAGTGCAGCTACCGCCTCACCAATACTGGCGTAATCACCTACATACTCCCAATAGTTGGTATCTGTTGGCAGAGTGCCAGCCGGTATGTTGTCCTGCTTTGCCCGGTAAAGCGATACACCAGTGCCATCATCGTAGGTGACGAATTCGCCGCTGTTATATACCGTTGAAGCGCTCCACTCTCCTGCTCCAGTAATGTCATCCAGCTGCTGGTTTATACTGTCAATGTTTGCCTGGATCTGCGGTATTTTGTCTATTTCAATGTTTATTGAATCAAGGTTTGACTCAATTCCAGGTATTTTTTCTACCTCTATATTTATAGAGTCTAGGTTTGACTCAATTCCTGGTATTTTCTCAATGGGGTCAAGCAGGCTCTGGGCCAGTTCACTTTCTGATATCTGCCCAGTCAGATAGTCGAGTATTGTGCCTGCATCTGATGATGATGCGCCCTGCACATAATCAGACCAGGGGCCAATGTTTCCTGTTCTGTCGACTATCCTTGCCCTGAACCAGAAGGCTATACCTGCGGCCAAACCGGTTATCGTGTGGTTGTCGAGTGGGTAAGCATACTGCCCAAGCAGGGCCTCATTGGCGCCATTGTTGTCAGTTGCATAGTTGATCTCGGTATAAAGCGTATCCTCAGACCCAGGTTGAAACGCCCACTTTAGGCCAATGCCAAATACCAATGAAGTGGCATTTAGGCTGGCAAGCGCAGGCGGTGCCCCTGTTTTCCCTGTGATATCAGTAAGCACTGATGTCGCCGGTTTGGAGGATATATCAGCCGCATTAACAGCGGTGACCCTGGCAATGTATTGCCCGGTGTACACCCCCCGCACATCAACGCTTCTTGTGCCTGTTCTCGGCAGCCGGATCCAGTCGCCAGAGTCTTTCCTCCACTCAACATCGTATGCCACGGCGTCCGTGGCTGCATCCCACTCTATTGTCATTACAGTCACAGACATCGTTTGCTCAATCAGCGTTTTTTGGCTGATAACAACGTTGGTAGGTGGAGCCTGCACATTTGGCGGGATAACAGAAATAGGCCTGATATCTATCTGGGCGCCGTCATCAATGGCCCGGTGCTTTCCAGGCACGCTGATAACCGCATTTATCTCATACTCGTGTTCTTCACTTCTTTTTATTGAAAGCACCCTGAACTGCATTACAGCGAGCTCGTCGGCGTCTACCGCCCAAACTGACTGAACCTGAGGTACTTCTGAATAGTCAGTATCTACGGTAACTTGCAGGCCATTAACGGCGGTGACAGTTCGCCATTCGGCCTTGCCTGAAGGCAGGTTTACAATCAGCCGGTTACCTACCGCCGCGGATGAGGTTTTATCCAGAGTGACTACGCTTGCAGTAGCAGAGCGGATCCTGCCGCCGTTAATTGCGCCCTGCAGCATTTCGTCGGCGACATTGATAATGTTCCCAGGGCGCGGAATTTGACCATCAAGGCCAACTCTGAAAGTTACCGTTCTGGTTTCAAGTTGCTCTGATTTAAGGGCCCACAGTCCGGCGCGCTGGGCCTGCCCTTCACTGGTGCAGCCTACTGCCTCAACATCAAGCTGTGAAATACCAAGAGTCACAGCCGAGTTGTCGAATACAACGGCAGTATCGTCCTTGAACGACTGCTCTGGGTTGCTCCAGCGCACGCTGGCAACACTGTGGCGATCACGCAGTGCGGTACCCTTATACTCGAATATCCCGTCTATCACGTTGGCATTGGTGTATGTGTAGATTGGGTCTTCCGGCATATCTGCCGTTACCATCATCTGCGAACCATCCCAGAAGCTGTTGCCGTGGAATATGCTCGTCAGTTGGTTTAGCAGCTGATAGGCCTGCCCCTGGTTCTGGATATACACGTTGCAGGTATAGCGCGGCTCTGTGCCTCCCTTGCCATCATCTACCATCACATCGCAATACTGGGCAATCTGGTACAGCTTCCACTTATTGACCATATTGGTATTGATGCGGTTGCCAAGGCCAAATCGCTTGTGAAGAACCAAGTCATACCAAACCCACGCCGGGTTATTGGTGTAGGCCTCTTTAAATGTTCCGTCCCAAACGCCGTTGGATGTTCCTGGGCCACTGGTTGCATAGGTTCTGGTCAGAGTGTCGTAGTTCGCCGGCACCTTGATTATTCGCCCGCGGCAAAGCGCCGAGAACTTAGGAATATTGGAGAACTGCTCGGAATCGTACTCAACGGCGATAAGTGCTGTGTGCGGGTATCTCAGCTTGGCATCAACCACCTCAGTGATTGACTCAATGTTCATCACATCACCAGTTGTTACTGAGTCGGCATTCGCCGTCAACCTGCGCACTCTCACCTGCCAGCTACTTCCTTCCTGCGGCAAGTCAATTCTGTGGCTGCGCTCGTAACTCGACTCCGTTTTTCCATCAACTGCCGTATTGAGTACTTCAATAAAGCTGCCGCCATCGGTCGATACATCAATGGCGTAGGCAATACGATAACCAACTAGGTCACCGTTATCTTTCTGTTTCAGTAGCGAAGGCCAGGCAAATCGGATCCTGACAGCCGACAGCTGCGGATTGGTGAACTGGCGCACGAACGGAGTTCCGTAGCGCAGTTCTACCCCGACAGACACCTCGTTGTTGGTTTCCGGGTAACCCTGAATATAGGTTTGATCAACAGTACCTGGGCGAAAGTCCACCTTAACGCCGTCAATATTCTCACCGCCGCCAGTGCTGCGAACCGGGGTGCCATCAAGCTTCACTGAGTTGTAGCCGTTTACCAGCCCTTCTATCTCGCCCTCGCTGATTGCATAGAGCAGCTTTGCCTTGGCCACAGAACGCAAGGTATCCGGCGCGGTGTATGGCTGCTGCTGTTCATTTTGGCCGGACTTCATGCCAACAACAGGCTGTAAAGCAGGCTGACCCATGTGAATCTCCGTGAATTTCAGGTACAAAAAAACCGCTTTCGCGGCCACTGTGTTTAGTTCTTTATTTCAACCAAAGGCAGGCTGAACTGCCCTTCTTGCTCAATCTTCTCTATTCTTGCCAGCAACTCGGGTTTCTTAACCCGGCCCCAGCGGTTAAGTAGTCGGCCTGACATGCTGGCAACATCACTCTCTTTCATATACTCCAGCATCAAAGCGTTGCGCTCTGCCTCGAATTGTCGCCTTCCTATTTGCAGCATTGATGCCATCCAGTTGAAAGCATTGATATAGGCAACTTTGATCCTCATTGCTTCCTTCTGCGTGTAGGACATAACCAGCAACATCAAGCCATCCTTGCGAACTCGATAGAACTTTTGTGGCTTACCATTTTGTAATTCATTGTTTTTATAGCAAAACTCAAAATTGAGTTTTGTATCAAATTCATCAGGGCAGGCCCTAATGGTTCGTTCTATATCGCGCAAAACGTTACCGTGACGCTTGCCAAATGCTTTGGCCACCATGAATGAATCCGTTACCGGCTCATCATTTGACAAAAACACCAGGTCTTTGAAGTCAATCTCGTTAACAGTTGTCACGTTTTTCATGGCAAAACTCCTATAGAGAACGAGCCTGTTAGCACAGAGATTCCAGCCCCCAGAGATAACTGGATCTCTCAGGCTCATTCTCTATAGGCTCTGGGTTTATAGCGCGTGCTACGGCGCGGTGAATTTCAGGTACAAAAAAGCCCCGGCGATGCCAGGGCTAAGAAACGAAAAACCGCCAGAGTTTGGCGGTTTTGTTGGTAGTACTACTTTTCTTCCATCATTAGGGCGATTTAATCACTGTATGGTCAAGATTGCAACTGTTGTAACCGCTTACCGCTTAAATGCTCGAATTGCTTAAGCATAGGCGCAAGCTCACGGTCCAATATCCTGCCAAATCTCGCCATGTGAATGACGTGTTCATGCGTCTGTCCATACAACGGGCTGCCCATCTCTTTCAACCCTGCACCAATACCGTTATGCCAACGCTGCTCTACCCAATAAACATGGCAGAGTAAGTGACAAATAGACATCGCCTGTTCGCTGTTGATGGTAAACACCTCTTTATCCTGTCTTGGCAACAGCTCGCCTTCCAACGCATCAAGATAACTTATCGCCTCTGGCACCTGTTCCGGAGCTAACTGGCTGATAGTCTCTATGTCGAAACGCTTGTGGATCAACTTCCAGATATCCGGATAAATGTTGCCAACGCCCGTTCCTATCAATGACTCAACTTTTTGCCGGAGTGGTGCCAACTGTTTGGTATTGCACTGGCGCTGCTTTGGTTTACTGGCATTCGACCAGTAGTTGTAAAGTACGGTAAAACATTCTTCCTGATAGGTGATCAGGCGATCACGAATGTCTGCCCTCACCTTTGCCGGATTGATGCTGAACAACCAACCGTTCAGTTTGCGTAGTGGGATGCACAAAACTTCTCGAATTTTGCCATCTGAAGCAACCATATTCATATGAATACAGTTGAATTTATCCATGTTTTTCATGAGTTTTTGCTGCTGAGTACCCCAGCTCATACCAAGGTTTTCAACAATAGCCTTCATTCCAACATAGGCCATGCCATCATTCATGGCAGTGATCACTTGCTGGCCGTTAAATGGCACTGAGGTAGTGTTAACTGCTTCAAGAGTTGCTATACTGGTCATGTCAATGACTCCGCTTTGATTTGTTGATATTGAAGCCCTGACTGTTCCAGCAGTTGGGGCTTCGCTGTTTATGGCGATCATGCTGCTATTCCTTCACTTACTAACTTCTCACAAATCCACGCTTCACCCGCCGGGGTAAACATGGCCTGCGAGTAACCCTGTTCTGTCTGGCGTAGCTTCCCCAATCCTTGATCGACAAACCATTGCTGAAACACCCGAGCGCGTTTAATGGCATGGCTGTAAACACCAAGTTCATCCAGAAACTTGTTTAAGCGAACGGCTGATAGATTGTGCTTCTGTGCAACCTGGCTGGCATTCATCAAGGTGTCGCGGTCAACCAAGCGGTCGAAGAACTCCACTTTTGGTGCTTGTTGCTCTAAAAGCTTGGCTTGGTTCGCGGCCAGTTGCAGCGCTTCTGAAAATGAATGGGGGACCTGCGGGTAATCTTTACCCTGTTTTGCTTCCAGCTCCTGCCAACGGTCTACCAGTCTTGCAGTAAACTCTGGTGATAGTTGGGCCACAACAATGATGCTGTCGCGCTTGCCTTGATCGCCTGAGAACACAAAGCTGTTTCGATTAACTTTAAAACCTAAGTTATTGATTTCTTCGGAAACCTCAATTTGAGGAGATCGGATTACACCTTGTGAAACAAGTGTCTCAATAGTTCTTTTTACATTGTCATGTCGCTTCTCTACCAAATCTGCAATTTCACGGCTGGTCATAGTGAGCTGGTTACCGATGATTAAGTTCATGCTGCCTCCATATCAGAATCTTTCAGACCATATGCCTTTTCTAACTGGTGACAAACTTCACTGTTAAGTGTTCTGTTGCTAGATTCAGCAGCTTTCTTCAACAACTCCTTTAACTCAGGGCTAATGCGAATCCGCATCATTGGGAAATCACGTACTTTCATAATGCCTCCAACACAGTGAACCACCGTGGTTCCATTGAAAGGTAAACCACGATGGTTTATCGTGTCAAGCAATTAAATCCAAAAAATCCTCGTTCAAAGGTTGATAATGCGCGAATACCCGCAGATGAAGCTTCGCCTACCTCCGCAACTTAAGGAATTAATTGAGGCTTCATCTAAATGTTCTGGCCGTTCGATGAATGCAGAGATAGTGCATAGGTTGGAAGTTAGCTTTATTGCTGACCAAAATTCAGCCGCGGCCAGCTTGCTGCAAGGTGATGGAATTGAGAATGTACTTACTCCTACACTTTCAGCATCAATGGCATCAAAAGTAGCCAGGCAAAATACCGATACAGGCATCTCCATCGCTTCACTTATTGTCGATGAAATTAACGAATTGATACATCATGCTATTATCATCGGTAAGTATCAGGTGATATTCGACACCACAAAAGTAACTGAAAAAATGCCGGCTACTGAAAAAGAGATATCAACAGCATTAAAGTTGGTTCAAAAAGCATTTGATGATGCTGGTTACTTGGTGAAAATTAAAGACGGAAATATCGTTATTTCTTATTAGCTTTGAATTTTTCAAAAAAAACTAAAGGATTGAAATGGCATGGATAGTGAATTAAACGCTAATGAAGTTGCAATTGAAGCAGAACAGTATTGCCTAAAAGCTACTTTTATACTAAATGAACTTCATGCAAACATAAAAGTATATGGTTCAAACTCTGCACTAACTGGAGCGGTTCCAGCAGATATAGACTTAGCCTTACAGTATATAAATCGTGCTTTAGAACACTTCCCAGAAAACCACGTTTATTTAAACTTAAAAGCTCTTCTTCTATGGGAAGGGAAAAAAGATAAAGAGTCTGCAAAGATCTTATTACAAAAGGCTTCATCAATAGCACCAAGGGATATAGACATACAGAACAACTTAAAGGCTATTGATAGCTCACAATGCTTTATTGCAACAGCTGCATATGGAACGCCATTAGCAAGTGAAATATTTGTCCTTAGAGAATTACGAGATAACTATCTTAGAAAAAATTTTATAGGTGCATTTTTTGTAAAATTATACGAAAAAATCAGTCCACCAATAGCTAACATCATATCTAAACATATGTTTTTAAGATCAATTACAAGATGTATTCTAAAGCCAATATTGTATGCATCTAAAAAAATAGTCTCAAAAAATTAAGGTGTACATTATGAAAAAACTCGCTCTCGTTATGGTGTTGGTGCTGGCTGGGTGTAAGTCACCTATTGATGATATTATTAATAATAAATTCATCGAGACTAACATTAGTGCGCCACCAGCAGATATTGTTGGAACATGGACTGGAAACAACGGGCCATACCTAATTACGATGAAAATATTTGATGACGGTAGCGGCCTTTCTTGCTCATCTTGGAATGATAAAAACTCAGTAAATAAAATCAAATTCTCAGCTGGATATCTTTACTTTCAAGACGGTGCAAAAATGGCCGTGTCTATTAGCGGTGGAAAGTTAATTGGCAAGTTCGATTATAGTTTCACTAATGATGTTTCATTTGTTGAAGACAAAAAGTTAACGAATGCTTCATTGTTTTGCCAATCAGCGTTTCCTGTTGGGATCAAGTAACCCCATAGGTCGCAGCTCTTCCAGTAATACCTTCCTGGTGGCTGCGGCCTGCATCTCGTTAATCCGCTTTATCATTTTTTGCGACTCATTGTCTTGCATACCGCTTGAGGTGGTTTCGGTTGACTGAGGATAGATGTTATTGGTGATCTGAACCGTCTGCATGACTCCATCTG